GGATGCTATGGAATTTACGGCGAATTATACGCTGGAATCCTATAAGGCAGTAAAGGCGAAAGCTATGAAAGATCTGCATTATCGTCTGAAAATGGGTGAGAACGGAAAGGATGGCGTTGCAACCTGGGACGGCCAGCATTCTGTGTATATCAATGAGGGCGAGGTCAACGGTGTTCGTGAGATGACCATTTCCGTATCACCATCAACGAAGATCGAAATTACTGACCCGGAGCCCGTGACATCATAGCGTTAAAACCAGAAGCGAAGAAGGAGGATTTAAACAATGGCAACGGTAAAGATTAACCAGAAAAATTATGAGGTTCCGGAGCTGACTTTCCGGCATTCCAAACTGATGGAGCAGATGGGACTGCCAGTGGAAGGCATGATGAGCAGGAATTACATATTCTCTGCCGTATCCGCATTTACCGCAATCGTGGCAAAATGTGAGCCGGAGCAGGCGGATTATCTGGTAGAGCAGCACATCCTGGGCGGCGGGAGCCTGGAGGATATCTACAGTGCCTATGCTGCGGCAATTCAGGACAGCAATTTTTTCAAACAACTCCTGCATCTGGATGGGCAGGAGAAGAAGCCGAAGAAGAAATCGTCTGCGAAGACGGAACCGAAGTCACCGGAAGAGGAAGAGTAACCTTTTCCAGCCTGATCGAGACGGTCTGGATGCCGGCGGCGATCCGGTTCGGCATCCCGGCGGATGTTTTCTGGGAGCTGAATCCCAAGTATATGTATATCTATCAGGATGCATATATCAAAGAGAAAGAGGAACAGGTCAAAATGCTGGATGTGGCAGCCTATTATCAAGGGCTGTACGTCCAGCAGGCAGTTGCTTCCTGTTTCTCGAAAGGAGCAAAATATCCGAAAAAGCCGCTGTCTCTGGAACCAAAACAAAAAGCACTTTCCGGGGAAGAACAGTTCCGGCTTTGGGTGGAGGAGTTTAACAAACAATTTGATTAAAGTGAGGATAGGAAGAATGGATGCGACAACAATCATCGTGGCCTTACTGTCTCTGGCCGGGACACTGGCGGGAAGTTTCTTTGCGCAGCGGAAGAGCTCCGCCCTGATTGCGTACCGCCTGCAGGAGTTGGAACATAAGGTTCAGGCTCACAATAACCTTGTGGAGCGGATGTATAGGGTGGAGGAACGAACAGAGCTTCAAGAGGAAAAAATTAAAGTGGCAAATCACCGGATTGATGATCTGGAGAAAGAGAGGGATTGAGATGAATATGGAATTTTTAATACAGTATATGACTTATATCTTGGCGGCAATCGGTGGGTTGGCGTTCTTGGTGGCTGTGGTGGTACAGGTGATCAAAGAACTGCCCTGGCTCAAACAGATCCAGACAAGTGTGGTGGCGCTGGCGGTATCAGTGATTCTGTGTCCGCTGGCCGTAGTGATCGCCTGCCAGTATTTTAAGATCGTGATTGTCTGGTATTATGTGTTTGCGTCCTTTATCGCTGCTTTTGTGGTCTATCTGGTGGCAACCGGGGGCTGGGAGCGGGTCACAGAAATTTGGCAACGAACGAAATATAACAAAAAATAATGTAAACCAAGAGGGTGGGAGAGCGTCCTCTTTTTGTGTCGGCGCGACGCCGGAGAAAGGAAGGAATATATGAGGATTAATGTACATGCGGGACATAACCCGGCTGGAAAAGTGGCTTGTGGGGCTGTTGGAATAATTAATGAATCAACAGAGAATAGGCGGGTAAAAGATGAGGTGATCAGCCAGCTCCGGCAGCTTGGCCATACCGTATATGACTGTACCGTTGACAACGGAACTGGCCAGGCGGATGTGCTGAAAAAAATTGTGGCGAAATGTAACGTCCATGCGGTGGATTTGGATGTTAGTATCCATTTTAACGCAGGAGCCAGAGATAAGTCCGGGAACGGGAAGACTACAGGGACAGAAGTGCTTTTGTATTCCAATGCCAGCAGGGCATATGGGTTTGCGGAGAAAACCTGTAAAGCAATCGCGGCGCTTGGCTTCCGGAACCGTGGTTTGCAGTACCGGCCAAATCTGGCAGTGCTTAAAAATACAAAGTACCCGGCTATGCTAATTGAGTGCTGCTTTGTAGACGACCGGGACGATGTGCAGTTGTATGATTACAGGAGCATGGCATCCGCGATTGTCTATGGAATCACTGGTCAGCATGTGCAGGAACCTGCGGAAACGGGCAAAGCAGAAACGGGTGAAGAGACTCCTATGGGGGATAAAAATGCATTGTACCGTGTCCAGGTCGGCGCATATGGAATTAAGACAAATGCAGAAGTCATGAGAAAAAAGCTACAGAAGGCAGGTTTTGACGCCCTGATTGTGCAGGCCTGATTAAAAAATCAAGGAGATTTCAGAGAGGGGGTTTTTATATGGCCATGATTACTGTGGATGGTGTCGCAATCAAGACGCCATCTGCTTTTTCGTGGGGATTACAGGATGCGTCCGGTCCTGCATCCGGACGAACACTGGATGCTTTGATGCATAAAAACAGAATTGCGCAGAAACGGAAAATCTCCCTTTCCTGGAATCATCCGACACCGCAGGAAGCGGCTGATATTTTGCAGGCATTTAACCCAGAATATGTGAATGTGAGGTATCCGGATGCATTAAGCGGAACTAATGAGACCAGAACATTTTATGTAGGGGACAGAGCGGCGCCCATGAAGATATGGACCGTCCGAAACAAGCGGTATTCCCAAGTTTCATTCGACATTATAGAGAGGTAAGAAGAGATGCTAAACATATCAACCAAATTTAAAAGTGAATTATACAATGACCACAGAGACTATTTGTGTTACGCGGATATCACTCTTGCGGATGGAACCGTGCTGAACCTGAAAAATGAGGACATCTGGACGGACAGTTTCTCCATTGAGGATGCGGTATCCGGTAGTGGCAGTTTTGACATCGGCGCCGCCATTATCAACAAGCTGACCTTGAGCATCAACAATATTTATGAAGCCTATTCGGAATATGATTTTACAGGCGCGGTGGTTGTTCCATATATTGGGCTGAAATTATCTGATGGAACGGTCGAGAAGCTCCGGAAAGGTGTATTCACGGTGGATGAAGCGTCTTATGACGGCGCCCTTATCTCTTTAAGCTGTCTGGATAACATGCACAAACTTGATTATGCCTACTCAGAAAGCAGCCTGTCTTATCCGGCTACGCTCGGTGAGATCGTCCGGGACGCTTGCTTTGTCTGCGGGGTGACGCTGCAGAGCGCCGCATTTTTCAATTCTTCTTATGTGGTTCAGAACCGTCCCAATGATAAATCCCTGACTTTCCGGCAGGTTTTGTCCTGGGCAGCGCAGATCGCTTGTTCCTGGGCGCGATTTGATACCTATGGGCGGCTCAGGCTGGACTGGTATGATCCGGATGCATTTAAGAAGGTGTCAGGGCTGGATGGCGGCGTGTTTGACAGCGGCAGTCCATATCAGACCGGGGATGCTGCATCCGGCGGAACTTTTAAGCCATGGACGGATGGGGACAATATTTCCGGCGGTACCTTCCAGGACTGGAACAGTTACCATCATATCTATTCCATGAGTTCCATGCAGCTGTGTATGGATGATGTGGTGATCACCGGCCTGCGGGTGACGGAGAGTTTTGAAGAGACTGACACGGACAAGGCGCAGTCTTTTTTATTGGGGACAGAAGGCTATGTACTTGCTGTTGAAGGGAACGACCTGATCCAGCAGGGAGCGGCAGAGGCAGTAGCAAGATCTGTCGGTGCGAAAGTGGTCGGGATGCGGTTCCGGCCATTTGATGTGTCGGCGCTGAATGATCCGTCTATGGAGGCTGGTGATCCTGTAATCGTAACAGACCGGAAGCAGCGTTCTTATCAATCTTATATTACATCAACGACCTTTAAGCCTGGCAATTACCAGCAGGTGCGGTGCAGTGCCAGGACGCCCAGCCGGAACAGTGCCCAGCGCTTCACGGACGCCACAAGGAATATTGTGAAAGCCAAAATGGAGGCGGCACGGAAGATATCGGACTATGAGAAAGCCATGCAGATGCTGACCAGCTTGATTGCGCAGTCCTTTGGCGTGTTTAAGACAGAAGAGAAGTTGGAAGATGGTTCCACGATTTTCTATCTGCATAATAAACCAAATCTTAATGAATCCATGACCATCTGGAAAATGACGGCAGACGCCTTTGCTGTGACTACGGACGGCGGTAAAACCTGGAATGCAGGTATGGACAGCGAGGGGAATGTGGTTGTGAATGTCCTTTCCGCCATCGGCATCAATGCAGAGTGGATCAACGCCGGAGAGCTGCTTATCCGGGACGGCAATGGAAACGTGACCTTGCTTGCCAATGTGCATACAGGGCGGGTGGTTATAAATGCGGAATCCATCAGCATTACAGGGAAGTCGGTGTCTACCCAGGAGTATGCGGATGCTGCCGTGGCGAATCAGACGCAGACAGATATTTTCAATAAGCTGACCAGCAATGGAACACTTAAAGGGATCTTTATGAAGGACGGCCAGCTATATATTAATGCGACTTACTTGTTAACAGGCACATTAACAGACGGAGTGGGGAAAAATTCCTGGAACTTGGAAACGGGGGAGTTTTCCCTGTCATCCGAATCTAAGATTGGTGGGAAGACGATTGGGGAAAATATTGAAGATGGGATAGATGCACAGACGCAGACAGACATCTTTAATAAGCTGACCAACAACGGCGCATTAAAAGGGATCTATATGAAAGACGGGGAATTGTACATAAACGCATCCTATCTTCTGACCGGAATCTTGACGGATGGGGCGGAGAAGAATTTCTGGAACCTGGAAACGGGCGAATTTAGCCTAAAATCTTGCCAAATGAAGATTGAAGCAGTGACAGACGATGAATATCCAATTTACGTTGAGCGTACAAGAGGCGTGCGTTTATGCAGAACACTTTCTGGTGCTGGCGGATTTTACTTTACGGTGGACGAGGGAATTAAGACAGGGACTTATATGAAAATTGCTTTCGTCGAGGACGCGATCGTTCTGGAGGGCGGAAGTTATCAGGATGCGGATTATGAAGGAACCCCATCAGCCGGAGGCGGGGACGTATGGACAGCGACAGACAGCGGAGATCCAGAATACATGTGGAGAAAAAACAGAAAAATGTCTCTTGCTTCGGATGGGCAATTCAAATCTGAATGGACGTATAAAAACACACAATCTGGCTCTGCGAATGTACATGTAAATTCTTCTGGGTTTTTCTATCGGCACGCATCTTCCAGCCGCCGTTATAAGATGGATGAATCCACAGATCTGGGGGATATAAATCCTCATGGATTATATAAAGTTCCAATAAAGGTGTTCCGCTACAGGCCGGGATACCTGATGGAAGGGGACCCATGGGAAGGGAAACTAGTCCTTGGTTTTATTGTAGAGGATATGCTGGAAATGTTCCCTCAGGCCGTGCAGTATGAGGACGGATTGCCAGAGATGTGGAACGATAAAGTAATGATTCCGGCCATGCTAAAGCTGATCCAGGAGCAGCATGAGGAAATCGAAGCCCTAAAAGCGCGGGTGGCAAGATTGGAGCAGGCCATTGGAAAGGATGGTGTTTAAATTGGCGCTTACAATGCGTAAAGGGGAATATAAGGATTTTGACCCGGCTAAAACGCAGCCTGGGGAATGGGCGGTAGTTTTGGCAGGTGATCCAGTGGTTCCGGATGGGAAATCTGTCTTTATATGTTTTAGTGCCGGAAATGTAAAACGGATGGCTACCTACGAAGAAATGAAAGGTCTGTTTGGGGACATGACGGACGCGATCGTCGAACGACTAACCCAGGAAGTGGGAGCGGTAATCGTGGTGGCTGAGAGCGCCGCAGCACATGCTAACTCTGCCGCTGATAATGCGCTGACACAAGCACTGGCGGCAGAAGAAGCAGCGAGTATGGCGGGTAATGTTGTGGAAGACCTTATATCTCGCCGGGATACAGGGGAGTTCAAAGGGGAGCCAGGAGAGCCAGGCCAGCAGGGACCTCCGGGAGAAAGCGGCGTGGTCGTGCCGACAAGTGGTATGTTTACGCTGGCTGGTGATGCAGATGGGAACCTATGGGCATATTATGCGGATGGCGGCGATCCTCCGGCATTTGAAGTGGATGAGGATGGAAATATCTATTACATCACGCCGGATGAGTAAGAAAGGATGGGATTATGGGAAGAGCATTTATAGGAAACTTTAAAGGCCCCAAAGGCGATACCGGCCCACAGGGGGCGCAAGGGATACAGGGAATCCAGGGACCAGTGGGGCCGACAGGAGCAGTAGACGGAAATACGCCGATAGAGTTTACCGAAGCAGGAACCCTGGTCAATATTGAGAGCGGCGAGAGCATCTCTACAATCTTTGGAAAGACTAAAAAGATCTTAGGGTCCTTGCTAGTCGGTGCCGGGAGTACCCTGCTGGGGAAGAATTTGACAGCCAACCAGGCGTTGGTGTCAGATGGGGCTGGAAAGGTGAATGTATCAGGGATAAGCGCCACAGAGCTTGGGTATTTGAGTGGGGCAACGAAGAATATTCAATCACAGCTTAATGAACAAACTGGGAATATAGAGAATATTGGCATAGCTCCATACGCCAGATTAATAGTTACCGAGGGAATGACGGATGCGCAGATTGACGACTGGATAAGGTCATCTTTTGCTGGCGGTGCGCAAAGGCTACGGATATACAACGACAAAACCAACTACAAATTTGGCCAGATTGGAAATTTTAATATATGGATTTTTGGAAATTCAACCACAGAAGGAACAGGAATTGTAATAGATCATTGGTCACAAAAAATGTTTACTATCCGCATTAATTATCCTGATGGAGAAATTTCCGTAGAACATTTGGCAAAATATTTTTATTTCCGAGATGGCAATATAGATGCGTTTCCACCAGGGATAGCATGGGTAAATGGTTGGGGTGATATTACAGGGAACCTCCCATTTCGCAATAAACATTCACTTTACATTGGAACTGGCATTGATACAAATGGACAATGCAATATACAGCACATGACGGAAGTTTATAGCGGGCAAACTGCCATACGTTATCGCGAAAATTCTAATGAATCATGGACAAATTGGGCGTATAGCTTAGCAGAAAAAACCGCCCCACTTGATATAAACGGCTATACATGGACGAGTGGTAGTGCTACTGTAAACCGTATTGGTGATATGGTTTTTGTTGCTCTAGGTATTCTTAATGTTACTTGTGCAAGTGGTGGAAAACTTTTAAAAATCCCTGACGGTTTTACTCCGAATAATTGGACTTCTATACCTTTTCTTTACGAACAAAATGGCCAAGATCAAATGGTTTGTAGGAGTGCCGATATTTCGGAAGGATATATCATACCAACCGTTGCACTTGAAAATGCACATGTCATACTTAATGCTCACTGGAAAATATAAAAATCTAAACGCCTAAAACTTAATTAACTTTATTCCAGATACTCCACGACCCAGCTGAACAATACCGCCAGCACTCCGTTCCATCCATTAATCTGTAAGCACGTTGCGATACTGTATCCTGAACGCCAGCCGAAACCACCATATGCCATGCGGCTTCTGGAAGATTCAAAGTAGAAGCAGAAAAAAGTCCGATGCCTGTGTAGAAACTATTTAAGTCAGATATCGGGTTATAAAGTTGTGATTCTCCATTTTTTTGCAGGCAATCTCCTAACTTCGTAGAAAGCATGTTTTCATCCACAAGACGGCTTACAAGAATTGCCCCATCAGGGTAAGCTATACGGAAAGAAAAAACATGTCCCGACCAATGATCTATAGCAATACCATTTCCTTGCATGGCATCATTTCCATAAATCCATATGTTAAAATTGCCAATATGCCCGAATTTATAGTTTGTTTTATCGTTATAAATTCTTAATCTTCGTATGCCACCAGAAAAAGCACTTCGTACTAATTCATCAATTTGGCCATCTGTCATTCCATCAGAGACTATGATATCGAAACCAGGTTTTAGGCCATCCATATTCCCATTTAGTGAACAAATGGGTATGCAAAATAAATGTAATATCGTAAGACAAGCACCCATGTAATATTGGGTGTTTTTTCTGCCCGAACGTCCTCGAACGTCAGCGCAACCTTAAGAAAGGAGAGTGACGTTCATGGCAGATCTTGATCGTCTTGAAGTTCAGGTGGAAGCCTCCGCCGCAAAAGCAAATGCAGAACTTGATAAAATGCTTGGAAAGCTGGATAAAATTATAAATTCACTTTCCGTCATGAAATTGGGAAAGTCCGTAAATCTTGATGCTGAACTGAAAAATGTTGCAGATTCTATGGATAAAGTGAAACAGAGTGCAAAAGGCGTCACATCTCCCAAAATGGATATAAGTCAGATTGAGCAGACAGTTTCCAGCCTCAGAGAGCAGTTCAAAAACATAGGAAAAGATTTCAAATTTACGGGAGATGCAGCGCAGGCGGAAAAAGAAATTGCTTATCTACAGAGTAAATTTGAAAAACTTCGTGAGAGAGAAAGTAAGGCGATTACACTTGGAAAAGTGGACACTGTTTCTTTTAAATCACTTCAATATGATATTGCATTGACAACAAATAAGCTGTCTGTTCTCCAGGAACGATTGAAAGATCTTTCTGAAATCAGGCAGCCTCAGATTGATTTTGATGTGGCTGAAATAAATCGGAGAGTAGAAGAACTTCGAGTTAAATTCAAAGATATTGGAAAAGACTTTAAATTTACAGGGGATGTAGATCAGCTTTTTACGGCTCTGGATGAAACTAAGGAAAAACTGAATGAATTGGAACAAAAAAATTTCCAGTTGTTAATTTCCGGAAAAGTGGATGAAGAACTGCAAAAAGAGATTATAAAGACTGAAAATATGCTTGATTTATTGAGGCAGAAACAGGATGAGTTTGCAAGCGCTCCCAGAATAGAAATTATGGGAGGTTATGAAGATCTGTCCGCTTCAATAAATGATTTTATGAGATCCATGGAAGAAGCAGAAAGCCTGGCGGGAAGAACAGACGGATTCCAGGTATCACAAAGAGGAATGCTCAGCTTGGTTTCCGTCAGTAATACAGCAAGAAATGTACTGTCTGGACTTGTTTCTACAGTACGCACTCTTGGAAGCTCATTATCCAGCTTGGTAACTCGTATCAAAAAAGTTACGTCTGGAATGGCCAACCTGGTATCGAAGGCAATGAAGTTAAAGGATCTTATGCTTAGGCTTGGAAGAGCAAATAAAAAGAATGATGCTTCTTTTTCCAAGGGCCTAAAGACCATTTTGAAATATACACTTGGGATCAGGAGCCTGTATGTTCTGGTTAATCGAATAAGAAGAGCCATTATTAGCGGATATGGGAATCTGGCTCAGCATTCAGATCAGGTCAATTCCAGTATATCAGGTATGTCTTCTGCTCTTTTGCGTTTGAAAAATGCATTTGCAGTAGCATTTGCCCCGATTGTAAATATAGTTGCTCCGTACATTACGGCATTTATAAATATGATAAGTGACGCGCTCAACACAGTTGGGCGTTTTTTTGCCGCATTAACCGGAAAGACATTTGCTGCACAGGCGACGAAAGTGTATAAAGATTACGCCAAAGGGTTGACCGGTGTTGCGGATTCAGCCAAAGATGCCAAGAAGTCTTTGTCAGTGCTTGGATTTGACCAGTTAAACCAGTTACAAGATGATAGCGGGGCTGACAATGGTAAGGGATCTGGTTCTGGGGAAATATCGCCTGCAGATATGTTTACAGATGTTCCGATCGAAAGCGCTATTAGTGAGTGGGCACAAAAAATTCGTGAAGCGTTTTTGGCGGGAAAATGGGAAGAGCTTGGTTCAATAATTGCAGATGGTATAAATGTCGGGTTGCAGAAGATATATGATGCAATTAACTGGGAAAATGTAGGTCCAAAGATTACGCATTTTGTCGAGTCATTTACAACTACGTTTAACAGTTTGGTTGAGCATATCAACTGGGAATTGATAGGTCGTGTTATCGGCGCAGGTATCAATACCATAGTAAATTCTTTTAATCTCCTGGTCGGCCCTGGCGGTATTGATTTTGAAAATATCGGAAAAAAACTGTCTGAAGGATTTAGGGGATTGCTCGATGAAGTTGAATGGGTAAATTTCGGAAATGCCATCGGAAATTATTTTATGATAAGCTGGCGCATTTTTGACGGTCTTGTCGCAGACATGTGGAGAAGTGATGATGCCGGGTTGACAGGATGGTCACAGCTTGGAATATCTATCGCGGATGCGCTTAATGGGGTTTTACAGAGAATAAATTTTGGACAGATAGGAGGTTCGCTTGGTAAAGCTATTACTGGCATTTTTCAGTCTGCCATAGATTTTGCAGGCACTTTTGACTGGAAACCATTAGGTTTTAAAATTGCAAATGGGATAAATGAGTTTTTCAGAAAATTTGATGCCAAGACAGTTGCGGCAGGCGCCAGTGAAGTCATTAAGGGTATCCTGGATTCCATGATAACTGCGGTGCAGAATGTGGACTGGGGATTGCTTGGACGGAAAATAGCAGAGTTTCTTGCAAATATAGACTGGGTAGGAATTACAGAGCGTTTATCTGAACTTATTGGTTCTGTAATTGGAGGTATCGCGGCGTTTTTGGCAGGTGTTTTTCAGGATGTAGGCAAAGATATCATTTGGGGACTTCTGTTTGGAATAGGAGATAAACTGGCTGATATTGCGGCTTGGATAAAAGAACATATATTTAATCCGTTTATAGAAGGTTTTAAAGAAGCATTTGGCATACATTCGCCATCTGAGAAAATGAAGCCATATGGAAAATATATCCTGGAAGGAGTTATTGAAGGTCTTAAAAATACATTCGGCGAATGGAGGGATGCGTTAAATGAGTGGTACAGCAACCATATTGCGCCATGGTTTACCGCTCAAAAATGGTCTGAGCTGTATGATGCAATCAAAACAAATCTGAAAAGCAAATGGGATGAAACGGTCGGACAATGGGCCGCAGACATATCATCTTGGTGGAGCAGCCATGTTGCGCCATGGTTTACCTTATCAAAGTGGGAAGGTATAGCGGCAGGCATTAAAAATGGTATTATCAATAAGTTCAAAGATATGGTTGCTGCCTGGAAATCTGATATTTCGTCCTGGTGGAGCAGTCATGTCATGAAATACTTTTCTGCATCGACCTGGCTTGGCATTGGCAATGATATGAAAAAAAATCTGCTGTCAGGACTCAAAGGTGTTGCTAATGGTGTGGTCGGTATTTTGAACAATGTATTGTCAGGATTTGAAGGGCTATTAAATAAGGTAATAAAAGGGATCAACGACATTATTGATAAGATCAACAGCAATAAGATCGCAGAATTTGTGGGTGTAGAAATAGGACATGTAGACAAAGTCAAGATTCCGCGGATTCCGGCGTTTGCTTCCGGCGGTTATCCAGAGACGGGACAGCTCTTCCTTGCCCGGGAGAACGGCATTAACGAGATGATCGGACGTATCGGAAGCCGGTCTGCAGTGGCGAACAACGACCAGATCGTGGAGGCTGTGTCTTCTGGCGTGGCCGGCGCTGTGGCAGATGTCATGATGGCGTTCCTGGGGC